AAATTGGCTACAATTTTGAAATGTATAAAAAAGAAAAATCCCGTAAGTCGTTGACCTACAGGACTCTTTCTAAGGCGCTTCAGGATGGGCTTGAACCAACGACCCCCTGATTAACAGTCAGTCAGATTAACGTTTTTAACGTTTCTTTACGTTGCATTGTGTTGCGTTAAAGTTCCTTTATTTATTGGTAGTTTGCATATTTTTGCCTACCTTTGCATCTGAATAGTTTATCGGTTGTATTTAACGGTTGCACACAACCGCTCCAGCCTATCGGTTGCAATTGTCGGTTGTATAACAGCGAACTCCTGACTACAGGCAGCAACCAACTGACCATCCGTTTGTGCGGCCACAAGAAAATAAAGGCAATGTCATCGTTTAGGGAAGAGATTTACAGATTTGAGGGCAATAGTGAGCGCGAGGCGTTCAATGTCCGTGTAGGAGTAGTGCTTAACCGTGCTGCCAGGGCAGACGCAGACGGCAAATTCCTTGTCGCCGTCAAGGTCACGCAGGGCAATGACAAGCGGTTTTTCATTAACGTTGACGGCATTCGTATGTCGAGCGAGGGTTTCGATGCGATGTGCAACGAGTGGGAAACGACCAAAGGACGGCTCAGACGTTATGCTGATATGGGCGGCAGGATAAACGAGACATTCAACCGTGTGTGTGCAATGGTGGATGGCATGGTGTATGACGGCAGCTTTCTCTTCGACGATTTCAAAGAACGCTGGAAGAACCTCGGCAGCATTCCCGTTAATGAACTTACACCTTACACTCTCTGGCAGCAGGTCGCAGAAAGCAAGTCGGCAGGTACAGAGGAAAGTTATTTGAACTCTCTCACTCGCTTCAAGGCAGATATGGGTAATAAGGTTAAGTTTGGGGATTTCTCAAAGTCTTTTGTCGGGCGGTGGCGTGATAAGATGATTCGTTCTGGCCTCAGCAAGACTACTGCTAACATCTATCTCCGTGCCTTGCGTGTAGTTCTCAACGAAGCCGTGAAGCTTGGGCAGATGAGCGACGCAAAGCAGCTTTTCGACGGGCTTGTTATTGGCGGCAGGAACTCCTATAGTGACCGCAAAGAAAATTATCTGACAGTCGAGCAATGGCGCAAGCTATGGCATTTCTACGAGACAGAGGGCGAAGGAAACGCCGTGTTTCAGTCGTGGCGGTCAGATTATCAGCGCGACAGGCTCGAAGCTATTGGCATGATGTTGTTTATGTATCTGGCAGACGGGATGAACTTGCGCGATGTGCTTTGTCTGCGCTATGATGACTACTATTTCCAACATGAGCGTAAGCAGTTGCATTTTCAGAGGCAGAAGGTGAAGGAACGCTCCGGCGCAAAGGTGGTGTTTCCCGTGCTGCCCGAAATACGCATGATTCTTGAACGTCAGGGCGAGAAAGAGCAGCGTGGCGGGCTGGTGTTCGGCTACTTGAAAGGAAAGGTTCGTTTCGATTCTGCTGACAAAAACGACATGAAAGAGATTCGACGACTGACAGCACTTTTCAACAGCACAATAGCCGACAGGATGGTGAACGTAGCAAAGGCCGTTGGTCTGGAGGTAGAACCAACTCCTACTTGGTGCCGACATTCATTTGCATCAAATCTCACTCAGGCTGGTGTGCCGAAAGAGTACATATCCGCATCTATGGCACACAGCGAGGGCGATACAACTTCAAATTACATTGACCGCTACTCTTATCAGCAGATGGTGGACTATAACACACGACTGTTAGCCGACCCTGTGGAAAAGGAACGTGAACGATTGAAAGAACTGTTAGCCGGAATGAGCAAGGAGGAAGTTTTGGCCTTGCTTGAGAAATAACATTTTGTTCGATTATCGAACATTTTACCTGAGCGGATTTTTCCGCTTTCGTGGTCTAATATCCCTCTGGTGATATATGGGCGGTGTTAATGGTGGCCTCTCAAAGTGAGAAATATCACTTTGGGGATAATTGCTCGGCATCTTCCGTAGGTCAGCCGTTTTTTCGGCCTTCAAGCGCGTTCATTCGTGACAAATGACTGCTTCTGTGTTTTTATCTATCTTCATACTCATTTTGTAAAGGAGAGTGGCCGATTTCTCGGCCACCCCATTTAATCGTGGAGAACCTCGTCAATGGCAAATCGAACTTGATGCAGGTCTGTGTCCTCTATGTCAACAAGAACCTTTTTCAAAAACAACCATGCCAGCTCTTCACGGTACTCCTTATTGTTAAGGAGTTCATCAGTAAAGTTTCTTTCGTTCATAACTTCATTCTTTGATGTTAGACAAAAATCCCCTTGAGCTGACAGACACCATAGGGGCTTTCTGGTGCCACGCCTCCATCCTGTGAAGGCCGTCACTGCACTTTACTTTACTTTACTTTACTCTACTTTACTGAACTATTCTATATCAATTCGGATATTCAACGCCTGCCCGCAATGCGGACAAGTTTTTAGGTGGCTCTTGCCGGACACCTCGCTTGGATCTGCGAACAGTTGCCACAGCGGAACATCAAGCGCATCGGCGATAACCTGGGCAGTCTCGACAAGAAGCTTGCCCTGTATCTGTCTGCTCAATGCCTGACGGGAAATGCCCAGCTTGTCAGCCAGTTCTTGCACCGTCATGCCCTTTTCTTTCAGTATCTCTTTTATTCGCATCGGATAATAATTTGAGTGCAAAGTTACAAAATCTTTCTTTATGTAAATAAATCTATTTACTAAATAATCTTAAAAGTAATAAATATATTGTCTTGTAATTTGTATTTGTCAATAATATTATTTACCTTTGCAGCGTCAAACCAATTAAATAGATACATTATGAGTGCAAAGGTAAAGAATCAGTTAAGCGAAATCATGCAATTAGCATGGCAATTCGTAAGGCGCAACGGCTACAGCATGAGCGAGGCTCTTAAATGCGCATGGGTGAACTTCAAACTTCGTAAGGCTATGACAAGCCGTATCGTCAAATTCTACTTTCAGAAGATAGACGGCTCTATTCGTGAGGCTTTCGGCACACTTGCAAGCGACATCGTACCAGAGACGAGCGACAGCAACCGCAAGCGCAATGACAGCGTGCAAGTCTATTACGACACAGAGAAAGCCGATTGGCGGTGTTTTAAGAAAGCCAACTTAATGAGTATAGCATGAGACAGCGAGTTTTTGAGGCGGCTTTCGTAGCTGCCTCTTTTGCCCTTTTTTACGTGCTTTTCTGCCTTGCTGCCATCGTCAGCGAGTGACACCCTACAGCGCACACCCTTTGCCCCTTTGCCGAGCGTGTGCGCCTTATTGTGCGCCCACACAGAGCAAAGCGCAACCGCCCCCTACAGACACCCACAGAGCACAGCAGAGACAGCCAGAGCGCAGCCGCAGAGCAAAGCGAAGCCCCGACCGCAGACCGCAGGCCGAGGCTTCTTGTCCTGTAAGGCACAAAGAGGTAAACGAAGCCTTACAGAGTTCAAACCGTATGCGTTCAGTTTGATATGGTTTCCCTGCTCACAGAGCTGCCGCCCAGATTCACGACCTTTGGCGCATCGTATTTCTTGAACCTGTAGCCGTACTTGTGCATCCATACCGACAGTTCGTCAAAGGCCGCCTCTGCCGTCGGGAAATACTTGTCATTGAAGAAGTTCTCGCTCATACTGACATAGAAGCCATAGCGGTTATAGCCGATACTCACAAATCCCTTCTCGATAATCGTCATAGAGGCAAAGCCCAGATAATCGAACTTTTCCCCTTTCGATACATTGGTGATGATGCCTGGGTACTCGTTCCGAAGTGCCTCAAGCTGCTTGAACATTTCGCTGTAATCGTGTTGCATAATCTATGAATATTTATTTGTTATAAGAAATCTCTTAATAGCTGTTCGTCGCTGACTGTCGTACCTCTGAAATCATCCATATGCTCAACGAGGGCTGTCAAAACGTCAGCATGGTCATCGTGAGCGTTGCCGCCCTCCTTGCGGTAGCCCTTCACGTCTCTTGCGAACTCTGGCCACCTTGTCGCCCAATCAGCGGGAAAGACTATCATGTTATTGACCTCTGCCGAGCGTGTGAAGATGCGTACCTGCTTGTTCTTCGTCTGCGTGTATGGCCAGAAGCGCGTCGTTCTGTTGCCGTACTCCCTCGCCAGCCTCTCGACATTGCGGGAGAAAGCCCGTCCTCCGTTGTTGCTCTCTATCATACAGACCTGCGTCTCTTGCTTGCAAAGCATCTGGGCGGTAGCCTGCTCCGTGTACTCCATCGGTTTTTTCGTATAGAGCACATCGGTAACATATATCGCGTCTCTGTGTACGTTGGCACAGATAGAGCAAAGATAGTCCGCTCCTGTGTCGGCGGTGTCGGTATAATTTGCCCTCACGCATCCTCTCGCAAGCGGTGGCAGTACGTCGTATGTCTTGAAATCACGGTACATCAGCCCTTCAAGCGGTGTGGGATTCTGCATATACTGCGTTTCAAAGACGAAGCTGTTTGTCTGTTGGAAGCCTTTCAGTTCCTCCAGAGTCCATTTGTGTGGCCACAGCGATTCTTCTGCCCCGTTCTCGTCTCTCTGTATGGCAGGGAGAGAGACCACTTTCCATTTGTCAGGCTCTACGCCCATGAGATAGCCGCAAAGGTCGTTTTCATGCAAACGCTGCATGATGATGATAATAGGCGTGTTTCGGGAGTTGACACGGTTTCTGATTGTCGATTCAAAGCGAAGGTTCACCTTCTCGCGCAGGTTGTCGGAAAGCGCATCCTCCGGCTTGATAGGGTCATCTATGATGATAGCCCCTGCAAACTTGCTGTCACGGCTTGGGATGAACTCGTCAAATGCCTGCTGCTCTTCTTCGTCCTCTTCGTCAACCTTGCCCGCACCGAAGCCCGTGACCTGGCCGCCTGTCGATGTGGCATACAAGCCGCCTCCTTTGTCGGTGTACCATTTCTGATTGTTCTTCGATGTGACATTAACGCCAAAGAGCGTGCGGATAGTCTCGCCCGAAAGCATTTCTCTTATCTGGCGGCTGTTGTCGATTGCGAGGTCATTAGAATATGACAGGTGCAGGAACTTGGCCGCAGGGTTGAGGCACAGCCCGTAAGCGATGAAGTTCTTGACGGCTATCTCGGTCTTTCCGAAGCGGGGTGCCAAGTTTATGATAAGGCGGCTTGTCTTTCCCTCTATCACATTATCGAGAGCCTCGCAGATGATACGGTGGTGCTTTCCTACAATAAACTTGCTGTTATTGTAGGTCTTAAACGCAAAGCGGGTGAAGTCGAGAGTGTGACCCAGACAGCGCGTTTTGAGATAGTCGCCGTACCTTACCGCCATATCCCTTAATAGTCCCTGTCAAACTGTTCGTCAGCCTCAGCCATTTCTTCTTTCGTCAGCACTCGGAAAAGGCTGTTGATGTCCTTGCCGTTGGTGGTGATGTCAATACTATCACTAAAGCCCTCTTTCTTGCCGAGTTTACCCATCAGATAACGGAGCATATTGCCGTCAGGACGCTCTACCCAGCCAACCACCTTGCCGTTCTGAATATCGGGGATGCCGTTAGCAAGCACCTCGGCTGTTGCCAGGCACCTGTCAAACATCTTCGTCCTCGCATCGTCAACGACGGATTTGTACTGCTCATCATCACGCATCCACTCATATAGTGCCGACCGCCATACGCCGAAAGCCTCGGCGACCTTGGAGAGATTGCCGTTGTACTTGATGACGGCTTCTCTGAATGTCTGTAAATCTGGTTTCATGTCTCTATTGTATTAAGTTCAATACTTGCTCTCCTTGAATGAACATATCGCTTTCGCTGACCCCTGCCAACTCGCAGAAAATGCGCTTTTCGTCCGCATCCTTGAAGGAAATAGTGATGTATGAAGTGAGTGCCTGGTAGTTCTCGACAGCCTTTTCCTTTGCTGCTGCCTTAGCCTCCTTGACGGCTGCTTTCTTCTCTGTCGCCGTAGGCTCTGGCGTGCTGTCCGGCTGCTCATCCTCTATAGGCTGAATGAAATCGTCTATGGCCTCAACGCTCACGGGTGCATCGGGTAGGAATGACTGTATCTGTGAGAGGTCGTAGTCATCAATGCCCGCTGCCGACACGTCGATGTCGGGGAGGTATTCGGCAATAAGCTCGTAGTCTGCCTTGGTGTTACCCAGAGCCATATACGTCATTTGCTCCTTCTCCTGCTTCTCGTCAAAGGCCACCTTCTCAACCTTCACGGGATAGTCCTTTTCTGGTGTACCGTCGTACTTGTTGAGCATATCAAGAGCCTTGATGCGCCTGTGTCCGTCGATGAGGTTGCCGCTTGTGGCGTTCCATGTCACGCCGCCGAGGTAGCCGACCCTTTGCAGGTTCTTCTTCTGCTCGCTCACCGCCTTGTCGCTGTGCCGCTTGGGATTGTAGGGGTTGAGCCGTATCTGTGACCGCATAATCTCGACGGTCTCACTCTGCTTTATCTTCTTCATCTTTCCTGTTGTCGTAGTCAAACAAAATGCGCTCTGCCAGGGGATATGCAGCGAAGAGCCTCCGCAGATCCAACGGGAACCGCTCGCGCAGGTAGAGCAAATAGTGTATATCCGTAATGTCGCAGCCTGCCGACTGGTGCTCGCCGCCGTAGGTCTCTGGCTTGATAAGGTCGTTATCTTCGATGTAGCGCAGCACGTCAGCGTTCTTGTATGTCGAGAGAGGATAGCATTTCCTGGTCTTTTCGCAGATGGCCTCGTCGGTATATCCTCGCAACATCAGCCGCCTGTTGAGGCTGTCGGACTGCTTGAAGCCGAAGAAAGCCCACTCAATGCCGAGGCGTTCCCGCACCGCATCCGTAAGCTGCTGAAGGGTGTACTTCCTCTGCTTGGGATTCTGCTTGCAGCCCAGAAAGCCGACCTTGATATATGAATAGACCGAGTAATGCGGTATCTGTATGAAACGGGCATTGGGATAGCGACGCTGTGCCCAGCCGATATAACGGTTGATATGCTGCATATCCTTGACCGTGTACATATAGGCGCATATTATCTCACGGAAATACGGGTGCATCAGGTTCAGAAGGGCGATACTGTCCTTTCCCGATGCCGAGTGAAACAGCACCGCCCTGTCCGTAATAGATGCAACGGCTTTTATGACGTTGATAGCTCTTTCCATATCCTACATTCTCTATGGGTCGTTTATGCAACGACGTTGTACTGACCACTACCAGTGTTAAGGGAGCCGCGATAGCTGCCGCCCGTGATAGTATAAATTTTTGGCTCTGGCATAATGTTATCCTTTTAACCTGTGAAACAATCTTCTTACCTTTCGATAAGTCAGCGTACCGCCTTGGCTTGACAAGTGGCATCCCTCGCCTGCAGGCTGCGCTGCCAGCCTGTATATCAAAAAGGGGCAACTGCCTCACGGCAACCGCCCCGAAGTGTTACCCTTCTTCTGTGAGGTTCGTATCTATCACGCCATCAAGACGGATGACAAACACCCAGTCGCCTTTCTGCCCTGCGTACTCTTTGCCGAAAAGCCGTAAAAACTCATCGTCAATCTCTGTTAGAATCATGGCCTTAAACTTGCAGTCAAGAAACCACTTCTTGTTGTAGGGATAGAAATGCACTCTGTCGAACTTCTTCAAGTCTGTGACCGTGTGCGGCTCGTTGGGGTCGTTACACTCGCCCAGAATCTTCGCCCAATGGTCTGTGCAAGCGCGATACTCTCTCACTTTCTCGCCACGCAATATTTCTAAAGCGTGTACCTTGCGCATCGGCAAGCTTAATACTTTTTCTTGTGTCATAATGCTTAAAATTTTGTTTACCTGCGGCAAAAATAAAAATTTTATTCGTTCATCGAATATTTTGAGCAAAAAAAATAAAAAAATGCTGCTATCTTCGCAGACGGCAGCACGAAAAATTATAAAAACAATCAACTTTGCAAATCAGCCTTAAACGGCTGTATGACTTTCTGTCTAATTGGTTTAACGAGAGACCGCTTTTGCTGTCTTGTGGCTCTTTTCTTGTCTCATGGGTGTAACTCTTTAGGTGGTTAATTAAAAAGCCGCCAGAAGGCTTTATTTTGTCTCTGACGGCTTTTTGTGACTTACTCGCTCGCCTCTGCTGTGCTGTCGCTAACTTCGCTTGCACAAAGATTAGTAATTTTTGCAATGGTAGCCGTCAAGCTGTTGGCTGCGCTCTGTATGTCACCGAGAGTAACTTTGCTAAACTCGCTGTCTGTCTCTGTCGAGAGGGCTTCGAGGTTAGAACGTAAGCACTGAAAATTTTCGCTCGCCTCACACAAAAGGTTGAGGGCTTCGAGGTAACTCTTACTTGTAAGCATAATCAAGAAAAATTAAAGGGTGTAACACTATGTCAAATAACACTGTGACTGAATCACGATGCAAAGATATATCTTTCAAAGATAACAACCAAGAAAACGACTATCTTTTTAAGATATATTAGTAAATCATATTATATCATCGCTTTTAGTTAAACTTTTTTAATAAAACTATCTCTATAAGATAACTTTCAAATATTTTTGCTATCTTTGCAAGAAAATTGAGATAGAAATGAAATTGTATATCAAAGAAAGAGCAAAAGAGAAAGGCGTATCTTTGAAAGATATTGCGTCAGGTCTGGGACTGAAAAGCTATCCCTCTTTTCTGCGTACAATAGAAAATGGCGACAACATCAAAATAAGCCAACTGTTAAGAATAAGCGAGATACTGAACTGCTCCCTTGACGAACTTGTGCATGAGCCGGTAGCCCTTGGGGCGGGTAGTTCCTGCACCTGTCCGAAGTGTGGCGCACGGCTTCGGCTGACTGTCGAGGAAGCAAACGGTGAAGCCTCAGCCTTGAAAGACGATAAATCTTGAAATTATATCCCGATACGATGCTGCCCGTGAGGGTCGCCGAGTGACAAGAGCCTGCCCGAAAGAGCGGGCTTTTTTCGACAAATAGAAAGCCGCCCATCCTCACAGACAAGCGGCTCAAACGTTCTTTTCTTATATTCTGAATTTTACATCTTACACATACACTTCCCGCAGACGTTCCGAAAGGCGTTTCAAACCATTCTGTATGGCCGCGCGGTTCTTACCCCTTGGCGTGGATAGCCCCGCCTTGTACTTGCGCATCAGCGATGGGTTAATCCCCATCCACTCTGCAAGTGCCGACACGTTCAGGAAGGGAAACGCTGAAAACAATGCTGTCAGGTCGTAGGTAAACTCCACCTTAGCCCCCTTAAAGTCTGGAGCATTGCCTGTACGCTTCTCCATGAATTCGGCTTGTTCCTCCATCATTTCCAAGAACTCTTTGCGCACCTCTTCTTCACTCAGCCCGTTGGCATAGACACCAGGAACTGATTCGGAGAAAGCGGTAAAACCGCCGTCCTCGCCACACTCGATAATTGCCTTGATAGTTTTCTGTTCCATTGCTTCACATTTTATAGTTTGTCTTAAAGTCAGCCCGTCACTAAGGGCGGGCCGACCGACACACGTTAATTACTTCTTTCTTTGTTTCTTAAAGGCTTCTTTCAACCCAGTCTCACGGAGCATCTGATTAAGAAGCGGAGTGCCGATTTCTTTCGCAGGATGCCTGCCCACGGGAATAGAGTAGTCGAAGTCTGGGTGTACGTACCTGTAATGGTTTGTACCACCTTCGAGATGCCACCCGTGGCCCTCGATAAACTTGTAAAACTCAGAAAATCTCATAATGTAAAAGAACGTTTGTCTCTTTAAGACGGCGCAAAGGTAACGATTTTGTTTCATTCTACCAAACAAAAGAGTAACAAATTTGTTTCCTTTTGTCTCTTTTAACATTTAAGTCGACGCTGTGCCTCTTCCCACGCCTCGTTACGCTCTATGACCTCTAAGTGCTCGACAAGCATCTCGTCGGCTCGCTGTAGGAAGTTGGCAGCAGTAACCAGGTACTCTCTATACATCACGGCTGATGACCTGTCATCCTGCGAAGAATAGCCGACGTATTCCTGCTGTATCTCTTTGTCGATGGCCGCAAGACGCTTGCGCCAGCCTTGCACAAGTTCGGCCTGCTTGTTCTTCGGTATGTTGTTATCTCTGCGCCTCATCAGTCAACCGCCTTGATGTATAATTTTGCGAAATGCTGATAGCGGGAGAATCCCGTCACGCTGTAAACTCTTTCGGGGTGGTCTACCAGATTGACACGTACCATATCGCCATGCTCGAAGGTTCTAGAGTCGGAAGGGAGTGTAACAGTATAGTCGTACTCAATCTTTGCCCCGTCGGGGATGTTTAACAGCGGGTTTTCTCTGTTGACGGGTACGCAGCCGCAGCGGTATGTCTCGACCCATTCCTCTGTTCCTGGGTGAAAATCTCCTTCGTCGTCATAATACCCTTCTGTGACTTTTCGCTCACTAAGCTTGAAGCCTCTGAAATCCAATATTCCCATAATCTATTCTTTATTAGTTTGTAACCATGCGTAAACCTTATCTTTCAAGTCGATTATCTCGTTATGAATCTCTCTCTTTCTGGTCTCTGCCTTGCTGACCCGTGTACGGAGGTGGGAAATAATCTCTGTGAAAATCTGCTGCCTCAGGTTCAGTCGCTCGATTTCCTTCTTCTTCTTGGTCTCTATCTCATTTAGAATCTGCTCTTTCTCGTCCATAATGCTACTATTGATTTACGTATCTGAAATGTAATCCGTTCGCTGTCGCCCTGCGTTTGTAGGCACTGCCATACACACTGTAAAGGGGAGTGCCTGTAGTCCTCGCCGCTATCTTCGGACTCTCGAAGAAACCGCCCTCGCCGCCAAGAAGGACTACCGCCTTATGCTTTATGCCGGAAAGCCCCTTGTTCCATGCTGCCTTGCCTTTTCTTGATATACTGAGGTTCTGGCGGTGTAGCGGAAAGTTTGCGTTCTCGACGGGCAGGCACCAACGCAGGTTGTCCGCTCTGTTATTGTCGATACACCCGTCGATATGGTCAACGTTCAGTTGGTCTAAGGGGATGCCATCGTATCTCTCTGGCACAGGTACGAACTTCGCAGCCACAAGCCGATGAAGATAGTACCTCTTATCCTGTTTTCGAGGCCTTACGACGTAGTACCTGCCGTTAGTGCCAGGTCGCAGAATGTAGTGGAATCCCACAACGTGATTTCTGACCCTGCGAGTGAACACCCTTTTAATCCGTCCAAAATTGCTGATGAAGTACCCAAAGGGATAGTCCTCAATGGGTAGCCACCTCTCTTCTCTTATCTCGCTCATATCCCGATACTTTTAGTTATTACTCTTCGTCAAGCAGCTCGAAAGCATCCTTAACCATTCCGAGTGCTGATGACAGCTTGTTTTTAGCCTTGGCGGTACTCTCTTCTTGGGCGGTGCCAGAAACATCTTCCTCCAACTCCTTTACGTGTTCTACTAATGCCTCCAGACAGTTGATAGCTGTGCAGATAATACAGTGTGTTGCGTTTGTCATAACTCTTTCAATTTTTAATGTTCGACTTAAAGAGGGATGCGGCACAGGCCGCACCCGCTCACTTCTTACAATCCCATGTTGGCCAGTTCGTCAAGTTCTGCCTCACTCATCGGTTTGACATCTTTCTGCTCTGGGTGTCGCTGTAGCCAATTTTTGTAGGCTGGTTCAAATTCTGAACTCTTGGGGAAAAGAGCCATTTTCAAACCCTTAATCTGTTCGTCACTCCAATCTCTTTTCTTAATCTCGTCTGCGAGAAAATTTACTACCTTTTTCATATCTCAAACTTATTAAACGTGAATTAATTATCTGTCTGTTTCGCTGCGGCCTCAGCCTTTTTCTTCTCTGCCTCCTTGACGGCTTCTGCTGCTGCCTGCTTTGCCTGTTCCGTTTGGATCGCCGCAAGTGTCTCGTCAACATTGGCAGACTTGCCGATGCGTTGGATAGATTCTCTGTGGCTCTCTACAGGCTTGCCGCCGTTGGCTTTCATGTGATAATCAAGTTGCGCTTGTTTATCCTCGATGATGAATGGCGTAATGACGTGCTCGACGGCTACGTTATCCACTTCGTCACGCCACTTGATATTTAGTTTTTTCAAGAAAGCCTTTATGACGTTGCACTCCCTATTGAGAAATTCAGTCCATGGGCCAGACTCTTCGCCGATTTTCAAGTGTGCATCCGTTAGCAGCATTCGCCTTGCATTGAACCCTATCGCTCCCAAGTCTTTGAGGTTGTCAAATGAAATATCGGGCATTTGCGCCTGCTGCCAGAAGTAACGGATAAGGGTATTAGTGTGATACTCAAGAGCCGAAACGGATTGCGCCCACGAAACATAAGACACATCGCCGTTTTCAGTAACACGGTACACTCTCCTTGTCTCGCCCTTCATTTCATCGCCTACCAGATTACCAGAAATTTTCAGGATAGGACTCGCATTGTAGGCCACGATGTCAGAGTTGCGGCTAATGGTGTACTCCAAATCTTCACGCAAGGGCTGTAAGCCTGCGAAGCATGGTGCAGGGCGGTAGAGATAGGCTCCAGGAATCTTCATTATAGTTATCTGCTCTGGCTCGCCGACTGCCTCCCAATCCCTGCCGGACTGCTGCCACTTGTAATGGCGGTCAGCCGTGAAGGTCTCAAAGAAGGTTACTTGCTCGTTGGTGACTTTCCTCTCATACTCGATGCTGATGGCTATCAAGTCGCCTTTCTCGTCAAAGAGGGGATATAGTCGGCATCCGCTCATAGGTGAGAACGTGCGACACTTCAACTTGAACTTGCAGGGGAAGCCATATAGCGTATTCTGATTTGCGGTAGTGTACCACATCGTGAAAATCTCACAGGAGGCATAATAGGCGATTCCACGCTTTATGTTCTCTGTGTCGATATGCGCGTTTTTATAAATGGCCTCTATCGCGCTGGCTATCTGTTGCCGTGTCTCTGTGTCCATACCGCTGTAGATGCGTTTCGGAGGGATGGCAAAAGTAAAATCTGTCATACGCTTGGTGAGTAGCTTCTCCAAACCAATGGGGATGCGTGCTGCCTTGTCAACGGTTCCGTCGCTGTGAACTTTATCCCTGCGGCCTGTGTGGTCGTTGACAATCTTGTGCAAACTCGGCTCGTAGTCGGCCAGAAGCTCGCCCCATTCGGGGACGCTGTAGCTACGCTGTTTTAACTTGGTTATCAGCGTTGCCGTGTCTTGTGCTGAAAAAATCTCTTCTAATGTCATATCGTTATCCTGTTATATTGTCATAGTGACTGTCCGATTTTGTTATCCTTACAATCTGTTTACCTAAATGGCGTATGTTTGAATGGAGGTGACTCTGGCTCTTTCGGCTTCGGCTCGCTCTTTCGGCTTTTCCTTGGCGTGCTTATGCCTTTCGGCCTGCCCTGCGGTCGCTTCTCTGGTGGCGGCCCTGGGTCTTTCTCGACGAAGGGGAGAATATCGGGATGACCGGCAGCACCTATCTTTGCTTTCAGTTCTTCGTACTGCGCTTTCTTGGCCTCCTTCAAAGAGCGTGTGTAGCGGTGGTACGCACTCTCAACGACAGAGACGAATCGAGAGAAGAACGGGCGCGGGATAATCATCTTTTGCTCGTCAGCCTCTACTCGAAAGCTATCGTCTATGTATGTTGCCTTTATCCTCATTTCTATAAGCTTTACAGCCGTTCAATAAATACAATTAGAGTGTATCTTCCTCCCCATAATACTCTTTATCGTTGGGGTCTGGGGCTGCTGCTCCACGTTTGGGGTCGTGTCTCGTCCCATGCGTTTTTTCGGCTTTACTTGCCCTGTATCGCGCCCAGCCGTTGACGGCATACCTCCAATCAGTAATTGGCTGTCCTTTCTTGTTGAGCCAGCCGTCAAGCTCCATTTGCTCGAAGAACTCTTCGCCGGTGAAAGTATATCCTTCTTTACCCTCACCTTTCTGTTTTGCAATATAATCATCGATTTCTGAAATAGAAGGTTTGTAAAAACACGCGCCACCATCTTTTCCCCTTGGGGGTAAGGGGGTAGTAGTGTGTAACACCTCAGAATCAGTAACAGTAACAGAATCAGTAACAGTAACAGAATCAGTAACACCGCCGTTTTCGTGCGATTCCGTCACGACATCGTTACGATTTCGTACGTTATCGTTACGTTTTTGGTTGTTTATCTTTTCTATGCGGTCTTTTTTGGCCTGATATTTAGCCCTATCCTCATCCATGCGGACTTTTATTCCAGCAAATGCACCCCTAACCAAATCTGGAATATTCACGGGAATAGTACCGTCTTTAGCATAGGTGAAGATAGTTTCTAATAGCATCCCCTTCTGTTCATAGTTGAGCGAAAGAGTTTCAACTATCTTGTACTGCTCAAAATGGAGCACGAACGAATCATATTTGTATTTTTCCATCCCGATACACCTTATTATATTATTCAGCCGCTTTCTGGGCAAACATCTGGTCGAAGTCCTGCTGTCGGAAGAATAGTTTCTTTCCTACACGCTTGGGGGTAACAAGCCCGTCTTTTTCCCATCTCCACAGAGTGCTGCGATTCACGTTAAGTTTTTGCATCCAGTACACAAGAGGTCTGTACTCGGCCTTGTCCTCAACTTGGAGTTTCTCCTTTACTTCTTCGGTGGCGATGCCGAATTTCTCAAGAACCGACCTTGCACTATCTTCGGCCACCTGTTTCAGTTGGGATTCTGTAACCATGATGTAAGTTACTGCTCCCTGCTCGCTTAAATTCGTTTTCATATACCTTTATGTTTTATATGTTTCTTTTGCAAAGGTACGCAATCATTCGCGCATATCAAAGGAAAATCGCAATTTTTTGATAATCAGCGTTTTAGTCAAAAATACCAATAATAAAACACTTCTTAATCGTTTTTAACGACCTATATACAAAGGTACAAATTATTTGCCTGTTTTTGTTCGGTCATCAAACATTTTATGTAAAGAATCTCTAACGCGACAATAGAATATTTAACTTTTCCTATGCACATATATCAGCATATATCAACGCAAGTTTGTCTTTTCGTGTAGTTCCGGGGTATAAAAGAAAGCCCCACCACTCCAGACGGAGGAGGCGAGGCTCGTTTCGGTGTATCGGTGCTGCAAAGATACAGCTTTTTTACGAATATCGAGCAGGGTATACAAACATTAACTAAACGGTTGTAGGAATGGCTTTCGGTTGTGTTTTTCGGTTGTATTGTGTTGCATTAAAAAAGAGATTACTTTCGTAACCTCTTGATTTTCAGGGCGCTTCAGGATGGGCTTGAACCAACGACCCCCTGATTAACAGTCAGGTGCTCTAACCAACTGAGCTACTGAAGCAGGTTTTGCTGTTAAGCGGGTGCA